TATAGTTCAGTTGATTTTCAAGTTCTCTTATTTCTGAAGTTATTAAGGATAACCTAGCAAGATCTTTGTCAGACTTAATACCTTTTTGATTTAAAATAACTTGCAGTTCTTGCAAGTAGTCAATTTGCTTCTTCTTATTAGCTTTATGTTTGATTAGTTGAACAACTGAATCAACAGTAGATAGCTGCAATGACAACAAAACATCCATCATAATGTCTACGCCAGATGTTCCACCAAGAGCTTCTCTTATATCCGTTTCGGAACCTAGCCAATCTTTAAAGCCAACTGGGTCCACTATATCTAATTGTGTCGCCGTACGATATGCCAGAAGCGCTAGGTAAAACTCATGTATACCGTTTTGGCCATGATTTATACCAACAATATCATCAGGTAAGTTTTCGGCAAAATGCGTAATAGCTCCCTCTTGTCTGAGAGAGAGGGCAAATACCTGATATTCAATTGGAATATCTTGATTGTCTTCAGGTTTTTCCATTGTTGTTTTTTCTATGTTGTTTTAGTTCTCTGTAAACTTTTTTTCTTAATTCAGAACGACGTTTTTTAGAATCAAGATAAACCTGACTTGAATAAAACTTATTCTTTTCTTTCTGTTCTTTTTTGAAAGGAGAGTTTCTTATGGCATCTAAAAGCCTATCATAAACCGCTTGTTCGGTGAGCATGTCGTTGTAGCGGAAAATAATAAGCGCAATGCCCTGATGCCTGCATAGTTCAATCTTTTTTTGGTCTCTTTTTTGAGCTTCCTGAAACTCATACTTGGAATCAAAAAACTTTGCAGTATAAAAAAAATGCTGCCTACCATGGTACTCTGCCGCAACTTTATAAGAAGGACAATATACATCAAGTCTTAGTTTATCTTGAAGATAAAACTCATTAACTATCTTTTCTCCAGGAAGAAGTTTTTGCATAATGGCAGTTAGGGCTGTTTGCCCTCTTGACATTTTTTTTCTAGAGGTTTTTAGCCAAGACAAACCAAGTTGATTTATTTTTTTATTTATTTTAGCTAAAGGCCACCCTACCTCTTTTGCTATTTCATTTAAGCTTAATGAGGTATCAAATAATAGATCAACCATGTATTCTGTGTTGTCTATTTCTTCGTCCCAATTATTTTTTTTCATTACGCTTTTTATAAAACTTCTTTTTATTATCTACTTCTGATTTTTGTCTATCTGAGCTCTGCATTGAGTGAAATCTTGCAGAGCTAACTACTTTACCAAAGTCTAAAATAGACATGTCTATGTTCTGCCAAAGCTTTGGTGCAATAGCGGTAGCTAGCATGGGGCAGTCAAGTATGCAGTTATCTACTCCTCCCTCAAACTCTGAGATCTGAGCAATAATTGAGTCAAGCTTGTCATAGTAATTATTGTATGGAACGGAAATTACATACTGATTCTGCCCAAAAACTTTTTGAACAGTTTTTTTATCGTGAAAAGATAGAATGACATTCTTTGACTCCCTAATGTAATGATTTATGAATATGTCAATTACTTCTTTTTTATTTGCAAAAAAGTATTCAAACATTGCAGCGTCGTAGTAACTGCCATTTTTTTGTAGGCCAAACTCTGACAATTTTCCAGCTTGGATTTCATCTAAAAACTCAATTGGTACTGCTTTTAAAAAGTTAGGATCCTGTATTGTCATACACTTAGCTAGAGATTTCACAAAATATTTTGGAGGTTTCTTATCGCTATTATGTAGCATTAAATTCAAGGCTGATCGAGATATGTTTACATACGCAAACTTCTTTTTCTGCTCAAGTCTAAACGTCAAATCTATAATTGATTTTACTGGATCTAATATTAGATTATTTTCTTTCATTTCAAATACCGAAGTTTCCCCATTGAATTAGTACTGGATTAGGATCTATAATAGAATTAATGTGATTTAAGTTATGAAACTGACCACCATCTATCGTAGAGTATCTTTCATACTTTGACTGTTTGTCTTTGTCATAAGTATAGCCGAGATGCTGCATAATTAAACCAGAATCTCTCCAATAGTTTCTTTGCTGTACCCATTTTGAGACATAAGTTGGCTCAGAACCGCAGGCAAGAGCTTTGTTTTTAAAACTAGCGTTTTCCTGAAACCTAAACATTCTTATAGAATTATTGGGAGCCCAAAGCTTATCAACTCTATAATGACTTTCGCTCCACATATGGTAAAAACGTATGTTGACTACATCAAACTCTGACTTAGCAAGAACTGCTTTGATTTCTAAATCATTAACATGATATAATTTTTCATCACAATCTATAGCCAAAACCCAATCACCAGGCTTTGCAAAATTTTTTAGGCTATTCCAGGCATATGATCGTAATTGACCCTCGTGTTTTATAAACATTGGCTCTGGTGTAGTAAATACTTCAGCATGCCTTGCCGCTATCTCAGCTGTGTTGTCTGTTGAGCAGTCGTCAGTAAATATAATTTTATCTACCTGAGTAGATAGTCTTTCTAAAACTGGCTCTAGAAATTTGGAAGACTCGTTTCTTCCTACCATTTGTGCATAAATCATATGCAGAACTTTCTACGAAAAGAGGGAGGGGGCATATCCCCCTCCCTCCAGGACAATGTTACAATTAGGCGATGATCTGCTCGCGAGCCTCTACCGCAGAGATTCGCTCGATTTCAACATCCTTGAACATGACCTCGCCAGTAACGCCACGACGACCCATCGCAAGCTTCTGGGCATCAGTCTTGCTGTTAGCCTTAACCAAAGTGGTTGTGGTGACAGTGAAGTACTTGAACTTGTTCTCTGACATTTTATTTATTCCTTTTTATTAGTTTATTGGATAATGGATTGCTATATATTCTATAGCATCTTGCAGGTTGTCTGCAAGCTTTGTGGCCATATATTTCATATATGGTCGATCTTTATTCTGCTTAGAGCACATAACTATACTTGGTTGGTTGTTCATTTTGGCCCAAGCCATTTCAAAGTCAGTTCCTATGTATGCTCTATCTTCTAGTAGATATTCTACCAGCATTAAGTCTGATTTTTTCTGCATAAAGAAGTTTTTTTGAACAATTTCATCAACAGTCATTCCTGGTTCTTCTGGAATAGAAGTTGGGTCATAGACTTTGTAGCCCAAAAACTGTAAAGCTTCTGATGCTGATTTGCGCCAAACCTTAGCGTAATCGCCAACATAATCCATCGCTCCAGCTAAATAAACGGCGATTGTCATACTGGCCAATGATACTCTAAATCTGCTGGTTCATCAAAGTATTGAGAGTAGTATTCATAATCCTTTCTAAGAAGATTAGATCTATGTGACTGGTGAAGTTTATCGTCTCCAAACCAAAAGGGCATAGCAAGCAAATACGGGTCAATTTCCTCAAGCTTCATTGTATTTTTATAGCCCCTACTCATCCATTCTAAAATAGTGTAGTTCTGATAAAGCTTTAGTGCCTCTTCATAACCAGTCCACATACGTGTGACTGGATGGTTGCGCCAACCTTTTGTAGACGTTCTATTAAGTAATATGTTAAGAACTTGAAATGTTTCAACACGTTGTTTACCCAATCTTTTATAATCTAATATTTTTACCGAATCTACAAAATTTGGGTACGGCAAGAACGTCTGCACTATTTGTCCTTCTTAAACTCTGTCCATGTTTTATCGCCAACACCATAGTATTCTCTTGCGAGTCCAGCTGCAACTATATCTGTATTTAAACAATTTCCATTATTGTCCCAAACTTTTGCAAGAATTCTACCATATTTTTCGTTTTTGTCGATAATAGTTTCAATCTTTACCCAGTTACCAGATTTTTGCAGCCACTGATTAGTAAACTCTTTTGCAGCTAAACCTCGTTTTTTTTCCTCTATATTAGAAGTTCTGCTTTCCGGAGTATTTATTCCATATAAGCGTACCCTACCTTTCTTTAAGGTGTCAAAACCAAGGTCAATAACAATATCAAATGTATCGCCATCAACAACTTTTTTTACTTCTGCATTATAAATCCATGGATTTAATTTATCACTCATAATTAATCTCTTTCTATCCCTATGTGATCACATGCTTTTCTAAATATCTCTCTTGAGATAGGAAAATATCTGTCGGCGTGACTTATTCCTTGACCTGGTTTTGGAGTAGATGCATGCCAACTATGGCCGATTGATACAGATCCGTCATAAACTACATTATACCCTAAATGTCTGGCAAAATACGAACACCAAGTCTCTTCATAATAGTGAGGTGTTGGCAAAAATGCACCTATTGCGTTAGGGTATAACTCTCTATACTTTTCGTTGTTAGTTAAAGCATCCCAAACCTGTCTGCGAACAAAATATGCAGAACCAGATACTGTAACACAGTTAATTCTATCTTTATATAAAGTGTCTTGCGGGTCATGCTCTCTCCAACCCCTATGCTTTGGAGCTATATTGGTTCCTATAATCCCAGCATGAGTTATATGTCCGTGTTCATCTCTTTGTTTTGGGCCAATAATATGTATGTCTTTATTTTGATTAAAGATATTTTCAATTTTTAAACAATCATCTGTGGTCATCCAAACATCTCCATTTAATATTCCGATAATAGAACTAGTTGATTTGCTGGTCATCATATTAACGGCAGATGAATAACCTATATTTTTACGAAGATAAGTTCTATCTATAAAATATTTTTCTTCGTTTTCTCTAATCCAAGAATTAAAATCATCAGTTGAGTCATTGTCGGTTATGTATAGATTCCAATTTTTTGTGAGCGCGCCATTTGGACCCTGTACGTCAAAATGCAAAGTGTCCAAAAATCTTTGCAGCAGTGGTCTTGTGTTGTAGTTCACGACACATAAATCAATCATCAAACTTCTCTCCAACTTCAATACATTCTTTTACAACTATATCAAAAGCGTTATTTGAATCAAACCCTATTGACGTTAATCTAAGAAACAGATCTGACGCTGATTGCTCTTCGGTTAAATCAAACTCACGAAGTCTATTAATATAATTTTGTAGTGTAATAGAATTGCTTTTAATATTTTTTTTAAACTTGCTCTTATTTATAGATCCAAATATTAAACCTACAGAAAAACATATCAGCAAAAAAGAAGTAACTTCACCAGTCTTCTTCTTGTCCATCTTCTTGTCCTGAATGATATGTTTCGTTGATCCAATTCATTATATCGTCGGAGACGGATAACCAAGAATTCTTTTCATTCTTATCCTCACATTCTTGTCCAAAATGGAGATAAGTGTCTGCAATATGCTGAAGTATTTCAACGTCAGCTACAAATGCAGCTTGACCTGGCATTAATTTGATAGATAATTTTTTCTTTAGTCCCTTACTCATTTTCTGTCTTCTTTTCTTTTTTTTCCTTAATATCTGCGCTCTGAACCTCATTGTCATCAATCTTATACACAGAAAGATTATTTGTATCTGGTTCAAATGTTATAAATAAAACCTTTTTGTTTTCTATAGAGCAACCTTCAGGAGGGGCAGATTCCAGTGCTATCTTTTTTGAAGAGCACCCATACACCTGACTATGGCCAGAATAAATAACTAAATAATTAACCTTTGATGCTGCCACTATTTTACCCTATGAGTTACGACTTTGCATGAATTAAGAAATTGTTCTACCGGGG